ATGACAAGTCACAATACGTCGCTGTCAAAATTGGTCTTGCTGCTGGTGGCGAATCTGCTGCATGGGAAATCATGCAGGGGTCACGCACTAAACTCGCTGGTGATCAAATTATTATAGACATGCTTGCAGTGAATAATTGTGGTTGGTCCGAAGAGTGGATACATACCCTACTCCGTAAGCAAGGATATTCAACACTACATGGACATGACCATAAAGTGCCTGAGCGTTATAAGCATTTTTATTCAGAACAGGCAGGTGGCAATGAGTGGTTTGTAATGACACGTCCTATGCTAGACAAATTTATGACACGCCTTGCATTAAAATCATATGATAGACATGGCAAACCAGATGCATGGAAATCAGGTTGGGTGGGTGAGACTGCAAAGAATTCACCTGTTAAATTCAAATTGAATGCCATAGACCAACCAACAGCAGACATGGCAGGTCGCAGAGGTGGACCGATTAAAGAACAAAAATTGAAATTCATTTGGGATTATCGCACACTTACAGGATTTGCACCTGTCGGATGTGTCACCACAGATCCACAGTGGATCGCAACACGGTGAGCACGGACAGTGTTTTGGGGTGTGCGACCCCTACCCCCTTAGCCCGAGCGAAAATCCAAAAGAGCTAACCTACAAAAGTATCCAGACGACAGCTAAATAAATTTGAAAATGGTTTTTTTAAAACCATAAATTTGAAAAAAATTTCCGCGGTAAAAAATGACTGAAAAACCCGAACTAAACTATGAGCACATTCTGAATCACTTCGATGAGTTCTGTGATGAATTTGAGAGTCGAGCCGCAAACGCCTTCTTACGTGGAGATCAAAATGATGGAAGAGTTATTAGCAAATCAGAAGAAATTGGAACAGGCACTCCTGATGTTGTCAGAGAAGTGCCAAGAACAGGAGCAGAGGATATCCCAGCTCGAGCGGCCATCGTTAATGTACCGACGACCATCGTCGAGTGATTACGAAACCGTCTCTGATACTTTAGATTATTTGCACAATAACGTCGAGGGTCTGAAAGTGGACTTAGTAAAATTCGGAAATAGAATAAGGTAATGGCATTACAGATAGTACATCCAGGAACATTAGATTCGCCCACTCAAGATCCTAACTGTTTCTATAACCCTCTTGCATTAGGAGGTGCACCTGCACCTAATGTTGCTAGAACCACAGGAATTGGTAGAGTTGCTGGTGGTAAGATTTTTATCGAGAAAGCTCCGTTGTTAGCATATAACAGTGCTGCAACACCAGCACCAGTTCCAGGAGTTCCAAGAACCTTAACAGGTTGTACTGCAACATCACGAACATTTAATGATGATGATCTGAAATGTCAGAAGGTTAAGTTTAATGGAAGACCTATAGCACTGGTCGGGGATTATAGTGTATGTGGTAACACTTCCCAACAAAGGACTTGCCAACCACCTGGTATTGGTGCTACAATACACATAGGAACACGTAGGTCAGGTTAATGGCACTTTATAACAACTCAGAATACCAAGCACCACCAGCAAAGGTGACTAGGCAAGGTAAGAGTAAGAACACAAAACTCTCAGCATCTTCTCGCAATGGTGCTCGTAAGCGTTACAGAGGTCAGGGCAAATGAGCATGAAGGGCGTGGGTTCTGATCATTTGTGGGAACAAGTCACTAAGATGATTAATGAACTCTCTACGAGAGATAAAGTCTTATACAGGGTTATGGCAACGCCAGAGTCTGTGGAGGCAAAGATGGAGGAGATTAATAAGAAAATGGAAGAACACTTAGATTCAGGTACATCACATTTAAAATGAGCGAAGATTTTACACGCATTGCTAATGCACTCGAAAGAATTGCTAATTCTTTAGAACATCTTCATATTGAGAAGATTGATCATGCACACATAGACGATATAGGAGAAATACATGGAGATGTTGTTACTCACCCAAAAAACTTCTGAGATACCTTCCCATACTCTCTATAAGATATATCAAACTGTTACTAGGAAGAAGGTAAAGTATCCTCCTATCCGTAAGAGTTACAATACACACACTTTTGGTTAATACCGCCGAAAACGCCGAGCGAATCTCCGACTAAATATTGTATTATTCAATAAAGGAGTGAGGACTATGACTAACGACGAGACCAGAGCACCTGAGAATTCTAATATGTACTATTATGATGATCCTCTATTAGATGTATTGGAAAGGATAGAGAGTAAGTTAGAGCATGTTTTAGAGCACATGCATAGGCAGGAAGAAGGACATGAATGCTGCCGTGAGGAAACAAATGTACCAAGCACTACCTAGAGGCTGTTATATAGATTACAGTTCTATAGCAGGTCAAGGTTTATTTTCGCGTCTACCCCTCGCGGTAGGTGCGGAACTTGGCATGTCTCATCTTATTATAGACGAAGAGATAATAAGAACTCCGCTTGGCGGTTTCATTAATCACAGTGATACACCTAACTGTGAGAAATACCAAATAGGTGACAGATATTATATTAAGACAATAAAACCTATAAGACCTCAGCAAGAACTGACCTTAAGTTATACGTTCTATAGCATTGGGTAGATAAATAAAAACAGCCTTGCTGTATCTACATATGCCCACCTTCCAGACGTTTAAAGATCTAAGCGTCACATTCAAGACACATCCAGTTACGGATGATCTCGTTTGTGTGAAGGATAAGGCTGCAATTGTACAAGCAATACAGAATCTTATCCTTACTGAAAAGGGTGAGAGACCATTTCAACCTACACTTGGTTGTGGAGTTAGAAATATATTATTTGAACCATTAGATTATGGTTCTGCTGCTTTGATTAAAGCAGAAATTGCAGAAACTCTAGTAACATATGAACCTCGTATACAAATTGATACTATAGGATGCAATCCTGATTTTCAAAATAATGGTTTTAATGTAGAATTATCTTACCAGATTGTTGGAATAGATGATGGTAGAACAGTGGCTGTTGAATTCTTCTTAGAACGTACAAGATAAATGCCATATACACAGGTCGCTAATTTAGATTTTGATCAGATTAAATCTTCTCTCAAAGAATACTTGAGAGCACAGTCAGATTTTACTGATTATGATTTTGATGGTTCGGCACTATCAAACATGCTAGATGTACTTGCGTATAATACGTACTACACGGCGTTTAATACTAACATGGTAGTCAATGAACTATTCATTGATTCTGCCTCCTTGAGAGACAATGTAATAGCAATTGCAAAGCAACTAGGGTATAGACCTAAGAGTGCTACGTCTCCTACTGCTTATATTTCATTTACTGTCAATTATTCTAACCCTACAACAGACACAGAGTTGATTCTTAAGAAGGGAACAGGGTTTATTGCGTCATATGATAACACTCTTTTCAATTATGTAACATTAGAGGACACAAAAGCACAGGTTTCTAACGATACAGCAGTGTTTTCTGGTATTCCTATAAGGGAAGGAACTCAAGTTGTACAAAGATTTGTTGTTAATACATCAGTTAAAGGACAAAAGTTCGTATTAAACAACCAAAATATTGATACTAATACAATTAGTGTTAAAGTTTTTCCAACAGGAGGATCATTTAACGAACCATATTTGGTTTCTGATAACATTTTAGGTATAGATGCTAACTCTAAAGTGTTTTTCCTTGATGAAATTGCAGATGAAAGGTATGAATTGATCTTTGGTGATGGTGTTTTAGGTAAAAAATTAGAAAATAACACTATTGTTGAAGTTTCTTACATCACTACTAATGGTCCAGCGTCCAATGGAGTGAAGACTTTTGTCTTTTCTGGTGTTCTTGAGAACCCTAGTGGTGTTTCTCCTAATGCATTTAACGTTACAATCAACTCTACCATCGCCTCAGCAGGTGGAGAGGTCATTGAAACTACTGATAAGATCAAATATAACGCACCAAAAACATATGGGTCACAGGATCGTGCAGTGACCTCTGACGATTATGGTGCAATCGTAAGAAATATCTATCCTGCTACTAGCGATATAATAATATTTGGTGGAGAAGATCAAGATCCACCTGATTATGGAAAAGTTTTTATAGTTTTAAAACCATCAGATGCATCATATTTGACATCTTTAACTAAAAATCAGATTGTTGAGCAGTTAAAGAAGTATGTCGTAGCATCTGTTCAACCAGTAATTGTAGATCCTGCTATTCTTCACGTTGAAATGAATAGTAAAATCTATTATAACAGTTTACAAACAGATCAAACTCCTTCTCAAATAAGAGATAAGGTTATTGGATCTATACAAAACTATGTTGATAACTCTGATACTGAGAAGTTTAAGGGTACATTCCGTTACAGTAAGTTTATTGGAGTGATAGATGATGCGGATCGTACTATTAATTCTAACTTGACATCTCTTTCTATGAGGAGAGATTTCTACCCTCAATTAAATTCTACTTATTTTTATGAAGTGTGCTATCAAAATGCATTTGATAGCGATTGTGATGATCCAGTTCTTTCCTCTACTGGGTTTAGGGTGACAGAACATCCTACTTATGATGTCTATCTAGAGGACAGGGATAAGAAAATTGTCCTATATAGACTAGATCCTGTGACTGGCGATAAGGTAGTCCTGGACAAGGAAGTTGGTGATATTGATTATGTGAAAGGTGAGATTATGTTACACAACATGACTATTATTAAAGGTAGTTTCTTCGACAATCGTATTTCCCTAACGGTTAAACCCCTTTCTAATGACATCAAGGCACTTCGAGAGATGTATCTTGACGTTGATATAGCAAATTCCAGTTTCGTTGCGTATAAAGAGTAATGGCAGTTAAGACCAAAAGAATATCTACTCTTATTGAGTCACAGATACCTGATTTTATAACTTCAGAGTATGAATTGTTTACTAAGTTCATACAGAAGTATTATGAAGCACAGGAATTGCAAGGTGGTCCTTTAGACATTATTTCTAATATACAAAAATATAGAGATATAGATTATTATGAACAAAATCTTCTTAGACAGTCTGATATCTTGGACACTAGTCTTTCTGCTAGTGATGATACAATTGTATTACAAGATGCGACGAGTTTTCCAAAGAAAAACGGATACGTAAGAATTGGTGATGAGATTGTATTTTATGATACTCGTACTGCTACAACACTA